CTCTACCAAAATGCTTTTTATAGTCTAATTTATGATTACACAAAGAATCATAGCATAATTGGTAAGGTAAACCTGTCAAGTCACATATTTCTCTTATGACCAGGCGAGAAAATTCACTACTCAGATTATCTGTAGCAGCTGAATAGTCAACACTAATCCATTCTTTCTCAGGATCAACAGGTATATCAGAGGCACCGACTGGGCGGCCAGTTAAGGCAAACCAGTGGTGATTGTGTAAAGCGCTCCATAACCCCTTCTGAGCTCCTGTCAATGAATAAGTTGACCAGGAGTCTTCACAAGTTATAACTCGAACTTTCAAAGGTTCGGTTAAAGCAATAGGTTTAGCATTAATTACATTAGATATGCCACACAACATGGGCCTAACAACTATAGGAACCTTGATAAAGGAAAAACCTGTATCAAAATACTCATAATTATCAGATCCAACATTAGGGAGATACCTAATACCTTTTGCGGTTAATTGATAAGACCAACCTTGAGCAGAGAATTCCACTTCACTCAACTGACCACCCACAGTCCGCTTGCTACGGTAGCTTGCGTTCCGGCTAGGCTCCCAAAAGGAAACTGGTGCTTGGTATTTCTTAAATACTTCAAACACAACCTTTTCAATGCGCTCTTTTATAGCAGCACGAGGGATAACCATTGCTGAGACTCCATCAATAAGAGTATCAATAGGTGGGGCAGGTCTTGTCAGAGCTTGTTCATGTTTCTTTAAGGTTTCATTAATAAATAATTTTGAAGCCGGAGGGCAACCTTTTTTAAAATAAAGAAAACACTGAGCAAGACGGAGTCTTTCACCAATAGAGGACCGTACCATGAGCTTCTGCACCTTTTGATGCATCTTCCCATAGGGGGTCAAACTACCCAAACACCAACCAAATGGCAGTCGAATAGACTCTAAAGGTTCGACGTTCATTACCTTATTGAACATCGACACAGACTGAAACTTCGCAAGCTTCTCTGCGATTCCGAGGCGATATAATACACACCACTCCAACAGGAGTTTAATGTATTTATCGGTATCTCTTTTCTTACTGGTATTAGCCAGGTCAGGAAAGGGAAAACCTAGGGAACTATAGAGGAGTCGTATGCGTTCTAACATGCATATAGCTCTGTAACAGTCTGACTCTGAAGATTTGAAGAGTTTTTGTTCAAACTTCACTTCTCTCAAATGAGCATTACGATCTAAGTCTGAGAGTAACTTAGATAGGGACTTCACAAGGTAACCCTGTTGCATAATAGAAATTGTATCGTAGCTCAAACCTTGCGGCAAACTTGCGATA